GCGTCGGACGGCACTGCTTCGACCTCAGTGTCCATCAATCGAATGTTTGGGTATTGGATCTCTTCATTGCCGCCTTCAATTAGCGTTCCGCCACCTGGCTTACGTCCCATCTTCGGCATTTTACTGTCCTAACAATGTTTTGGTTGTGGTGGCCTCACCGACGCCGCCCATTGGGGTCTTAATAGTTCCAGCGACACCAGCACGCTGACGTGCTCGACGTTGTTCGTCGGTGCGTGCCTGCTGGACTGCTGGATCTGTTTTCTTTGGTGGATCAGGCATTGGAGGTGGAGGTGGTGGTGGGGCTGGCGAACCGCCGCCAAAGCCTGGGATTGTGAAACAAAGTTTAATCTTGTCAAACATGCTACACCTTTTCTTTGTACAATGTTGATACAGTTGATAAGGCGTAACCGCCCAAGACTTAATGCCCATGATTAGCTTAACGTGACCGACGCAGTTGTTCATTACGATCGGCGACAGGCACGCCTGATCACCAACTTGAACTTTAACAACAGTATGCCCTTGGCTTCTGTAATGATGAGCCAGGTCAAAGTCGTTTGCAGCCTCAGCTCGTATCATCGGGATACCCTGACGCCAGTCGTAACTGATCCACATGCCGCGATCATCGTCACGTATTGCACACCAGACGTGTCTATGCTCGCGGTGCAATAGCCACGCGAGGGGATGTGAGTTGGCCTTTTGAAAAACTAAAATACCATCCATGTCGTATTTCTACACTATTTCTGTGTATAAGTCTAGAAGGGTTCGTAATCACTTGTAGTTCGGGCTGGTGCATTAGCGTAGCCGGATCTGTTGGGGTATACAGGCGTCGCATAGGTCAGTGCCAATGCGTCTGCAAGGTCAGGCGACGAGATGCCGCGCTTCTTGGCGTCCTCTTTCTTTTCGAGCTGTATCTGGTTACGCATGTTGTACCCATACTCCAGGCCAGTCAGGTCGCTGACCAGGTCGTCATTGTCTGGTAGTCGGATGCCGTCTTTGATGGCGTCACGCATGTTGCCCCAGCACTGTGCTCGCATGTTCATGTACTGCGTGTCAGTAGCCTTGCTGCCAAAGTTAATCTCAATCACATCAAGACCGAGCTGCCTGCATCGGTCGACCACGCCACCACCGACACCACCACCATCGATGAAGATAGCATCAGGTCTTTTGGCATTGGCTATCTCTGACACCTTGGCAGCCAGTGCCATTGTGTCCATGCCTCGGTATATGTGCCAGCCCTGGCTCTCCGCATCACGGCCTTGGCGCAAGCAGATGACAGACTGGTCGTCACCAAACCGTGCTACGTCAACACCGATGACCAGGGGATCGTGCGGCTGCACTGCAACCTCAAGACCCACACACGCACGCACTGCGTCGCCTGGGATAAACTGCAGCTCGCCTGCACTTGGGAACTCGCCAAGCACGCGAACCTTTACGAAGTCACTGTCGAGGCCGTAGTCCTCGATCCATCGATCAAACAACCCCTTGTTGGTGATCTTCACAGACCTGCTGTCAATGAACCGTCGCTTGTACCTATGCCGGAACCGTCCCTGCATGTTCTCAAAGAACCTGCCGGTGTTTCGTGTCGGGTTGCCAAAGTCAAAGACCATAGGCTCGCCATCGGTGAGACCACCTTCGCGAACCTCAAATATCTTGTCGGGAACAGCCGATGCTTCGTCAAAGATGTAGAACGGCGTACTGTTTGCTGCGTGCAAACCGGCGAACGCTTCCGAGTTGCGGTCCTCTGATGTCTGAGCATCCACGCGCCAGGTCTCTCGATGCCCGTTGTGATACATGTTCATCGACCCGCCGCCACCGGCGTTGAGGGTGTACCAGTGTTTAGTAATGCTGAGGTGGTGCCACTTGGCCAGCTCTGCCCAGGTCTTGGTGCGTAGCTGTTGCGCTGTGTTTGCAGTGACGACGCCCTTGGCATGGGGCCTGGTGTCCATGACCCAGCGTATCAACCAGCTCACCATTGCTGACTTGCCGATGCCGTGACCGCTCGATGTCGAGTATTGGATTGGCTCAACGGCATTCACACCATCAAACTTGCGAGCAACCACATCGTCTTGCAGGTCCGTCAAGAACTCTACTGCCCAGTCATCAGGTCCGTCAAAGCCAGCTAAACTGCCACTGCCCCACGGGTAGCTGAAACGCACATGGCCGAGCGGGTCAGCGTAGAAGTTGCTAATCTCGTCGGCTAGTTCCAGGTCGAGGTTCTGTGTGGCTGACATCAGATAGGGTTGTACTCCGACTCCGAGTAAACTTGTGCCGCCATCTCAGGGTCTGGCCCTTTGCAGGTCGCCTCGGGGTATTGGGGATCGATCGACGCTGTAGTTAAACGTGCTCCACAGCTCTTGCATATTTGTTGAGATCCTTGACCTGGCAGCGCAGGCCCCCAAGCGTGAGTGGTTACACCCTGCTTCATTTGGCGGGCCTCTTCTTGATTTTGACGGTAGCCTTTTTGGCTGTGCGCTTTGAGTCACGAAACGCAGACGATGACGGTGCGCCTTTGTCACCTGGCGACCGCATCTTCTCGCCGCTGCCAGCTTGAATGCGCTTACGTTTGGCCGCGATATTAGCGTAAAGACCAGGCCTCTTCGCCATTATTTTTTATCTTTCTTCTTGATTTTGACGGTAGCCTTTTTGCCACCCTTTTTTACTGGAGCAGCCTTCATGCCACCCTTCATCATTCCATAAGCCATAGTAGTATCCTTTCGGTTGGTTGGTTAATCTTTGCCGCCGTCGACAACACGTAACCGGTCGCGCCCTTGCTGAATGCGATCGGCTAATTGCGTCATTTCAAAGTTTCGGTTCTCTCGCTTCTCCGCTGGGTACAAGTCAGCCAGCTTACCCATCTCGCGTAACGTTGCCGTCATGGCCGATGGCTGATCCGTTTCCTCCGCCAACTCAAGCGCATCGTTGAGCCGCTCTAGTAATTTCTCAACCGTCAACTCAATCTTACGCACGGCTGGCTCCCGCAGTTTTTTTATCCTTGCGCTCACCTTGGGGTTTGCCGCAACCTCGCAAGCAGTTTCATGAATTGTTTTATCTGTCATATTTTCTGCGTCGTAAGCCTGCCGATATGCATCGCTTTGGTTTTTACCACTCGCAACTAACTGCGCAAACTTTTCCTGCTTTGATGTAAGCGCAACCTCTTTAGATTTAGTGTTTTTGCTTTGTAATTTTCTATCCCCGTTACCACCCGCTATTTTGTTCGTTAGGTTGTCTAACCCAATGGCTGAGATCTTTGCCTTCTCTGCTTCGTATGCTTCGTCCTCTGTATCGTACCACCCCATGACGACTGACTGCACGACAAGACCAGCCGCAATTATCTCTTCTATGCGCTCGCCTTTCGGGCCTACTGTGCTGTTTGGTATTTTCTTCATGTGATTAAACCGGCGTGATGCCGTGCCCTTGCCAATGTAAAACGGCCTGAGTTCGTCATCCCTCGGGTCAATCAGTGCATAAACATAATATCTCATCGCATTAAGATACTCCAAAACATGTTCCAAGTCTACTACCTCAAAAAGGTATGTCGTCCTCGGGCACAGACCTAGAATTAAAACCCACAACCTCAGCGCCAGGAAACAATTTTTTAGCTTCCGGCACGATGGCTGCCTTTTTCTCAAACCAAGCAATCACACGGCTAATCTCTTCGAGGTGATACACCTTGCCAGCAACATTAGCTTTAGCCAGGTGCGTTGCAACCGCTTGTGTTTTAACCACGCTAAACGATTTACCATTGTCGTCGACTGCTGTCCACACCTCAACCTCGTCTGCTATTGGGTTATGCCCTGCGGCTGTTGCCTCGGCGTCCATTGCCTGCCAACCCCTAATCAAGGTGTTTGCTCGCTTGGCAACCAGCTCAGGATCTTCACTGCTTGTTGCCTGGTCAAACTTTGCCTTGGCGCTGCCAAACTTTCTGCCGGTGTCTGGGCTGACCAACTTAGGCAATCTGTCGACACCCCACTTTGTCTCCATGTCGACCGCCATTTGATCCAGCGGCTTGATCGCTGCAAAGATCGCTTCGTAATCGATGTCGCCGAGCATCTCAGGGTTTGTGATGTGATCTGCTTTCTTTTTCTTAGCTGCCATTTTCTTTTTCCTCTGCTGCTGATTTGTGGGTTGGATACGTAGTCCCCTGGTGGGACTGAGCCAAAAATCTGTCCCCCCTTTAGGGGTGGCTCAGTTGGCTCAGTGTCTCAGTGTTGTTTTTAAACGATTTTTTGGCACTGAGCCACGCACTGATCCAGACCCCCGTGGCTCAGTTGCGAAAAACCGCAGAAACCTGGGCTGAGACACTGATCCAACCCCCTTTTGGCTCAGTTGGCTCAGTGCTTTTTGCATCATCATATCCCTCTCGTTATTCGGTAGATTTTCTTCCCGTCTGACGTGATACCAATGCTGCAATACCCGCCTTGCGATGCCCATTCTACATCAGCCTCGGCGGCATATTTAAGCATCCGTTTTAATGTATTTGAGACCGTCTTGGCATCGGATCTTTCAACTCGGTATTGAATAAAATCAGAATGTTCACCCCAGGCCATACTCCGAGCAACACGATAAATCGTCGTCTCTTTATCCTCATCGACGTACTGCCACGCGGTACGTAGGAGTAAACTGTACTCGTCTCTGCGGTTGCTCTCGGCCTCTTCATCGGGTTGCAGGTCAACGTGCTTCAAGACACCAACATAGTCACCAGACAGCCCTAACGTGCCGTGAGGGACAAACTCGGCTTGACGCTCAAACCAGGTAGCCTCAGAGCTTACCAGCGACAGGTTCGCCTTAGCATCGTCCAAACGAACGTATCTGTT